CTGCTCGATCTCGCCATCTTCGGCTTCCACCTGTTCGGCTTCGTCCGTTTCAAGGTCAATCACGTCATCGTCAATGTCTGCCATTTACCCATCCGTCTCTCACCAGTTCCGGCCTGGCGGTTGCCGATGGGTGAGAATTACAAGGCGCGCTGCGGGCTTTCCATTAAACCTTTCACGCAGCCATGTCGGCGGGAAGGTCGCGGCCCAGTGCGATCCGGGGACGACCTTCACCGCTTCCTAGATTCGGATCACCTCCCCTCGGTTCCGCGCGCTCATTGGCCGCCTCCATCCCACCCATCTGGGTCTGCTGAACCGTCATGCCCACCTGCGCCGCCTTCTGTGCGGCACTGGCGAGCGTATCAACAACCTTCGCCTTGCTCACTGCCGTGTCGGCAATGGCCTTGTCCGCCTGCGCGTCCTTGAGCGTCGCCGACGCCTCCAGTTCCTGCGCCTGCGCCATCAATGCCGCCTGTGTCGCGTCCGGCTGCTGGTTCTCAGCCGCCTCCGCCATCTGGCGCTGTTCATCCTCGGTCGGCTGGATCGCACCCAACGACAGCAGGCGCTTGCGGGCATAGGCCTGCAAGTCCGTCATGCCCTCGCCGTCCTGATTAAGCACCGCCGTCAGCGTGGCAACCTGCGCGAGTTCCATGTCATTGGCGGCGACTGCCACCTGTGCGGTATTCAGGCACGATTTGACCGTCTTGTCCCGCCGCGTCGTCGTCGCCTCGGTGACAGAGCAAACCACCTTGTATCGACCGCGCGCAATGTCGTTGCGGATACGATAGACGCCGTTCTTGTCGGTGAACGCCTCATGCAGCACCGCGACACCATCGCCGCCGTCCTCGTCCATCGTCTCGACTTCGCGGCCCGGCTCGAAATTCACCTCGCGCGACATGCTGACATAAATCTCGGCTTCGCGCGTCACAGACTGGCGCATATTGTCGAGATACAGACCCGACTTGGCGTCAATTCGCGTGGCAGCAATGTCCATCGCCTCGGCGGACGTGTTCGCCTTGACCTCATCCACGTCCTGATCTTCGTCGGCAAGGTCGCCTGCCGCGATCTGGAGCAGTGCAGCAGTGACCGGCGAAAGGTCTGGCGGCTTGAGATACCCGATAGGCCCGGTCTGCACGATCTGACCGGTCGCATCGTCAATGAGTGGATTGACCAGCGCATAGGGCGAGCGATTGATGTTCGCCTCCTCCCAGAACCGCTCCAACCCCTCGACCTGCTGCGGCGCGAAGATCGGCACCTCACCGGGCGCGCGGCTGTCCGTCTCCGTCAGCTTGGAAACCTTGACGTTGTAAATCCGCTGGGCATCCATCCGCTTGGACACATGGCCGCGAAACCGCTCCTGATTATCCACATACCAGCGCTTGCCATAGACCGGCACGATCGGAATGCACTCGCCCGCTATCGGCCCATGCTCGACCAGCACCTGCGATCCCGACATGGTGTATTTCATCACGCGCCGACGGTTGCGCTTCTGGCGCTTGACCTTCCACCCCTGCGCGCGGCGGTCAGCCAGTTCCTCGTCGGTGATTTCGTCCTGCCAGCAGCGATCCTCGTCATCAATCAGCGGATGCGTCAGGATCAGCAGCGTGTCGGACTTCTCGACCACCTCATAATATTCGCAGACGCGCACCACTTCCGGCGCGAACCACTCATAGCGATAGATGGCGCGGTTTTCCGGCCAATCGACCGCAAATTCCTCGCCATATTCATCGGCGAACGCCTCAACCGACAGCGCCGTGATGACGAACGCAAACTTGGCGTCGGACTTGTCATACAGCTTGGCGTTGCCGTCGAAGAATACCCGCTGATCCGCATCCACGATGGTCATGCCCGGATTGACGCGCTGGTAGTCGTTGTCCTTGTCGCCAGGATCAGCCCATTCGTTTGTCAGGCGGTAAGCGCCAAACCCGCCGATAACCGCTTCGGAGAACGCATTGTCGCGCGCCTGCTGCGACTTGAAGTGGTAATCATCGGCTCGCCACATGCCGTCGAGCGTGTCAGCCGTATCCTGATCGCTCTCACCGCCAGCCGGTCGGAAATCCGGCACGACGCGGTTCTGCCGATAGTCGTTCTCGATCTTGTCAACGCCACGACTGATCTTGTCCACCTCGACCTTGATCGAGTTTTCGAACTGCTCGCCAAGCGGCCCTTCCCACATCGCACCGGGGATCGAAATGAAGCGGCGGCATATCAGCGCTTCGGCCCGCATTTCCATCTGGGGAATAGAACAGGCATCGAACCGCGTCATGGCCTTGGCGTGCAGCTTGTTGAGGCGCTCGCTGTTGGCGTCGGCGGCTTCCTGATCTAGCGCGGTATCATGTTCCATGCTGCCATATCGTCCATTGGCGCGATCAGGCGCAATTAAACCTTTCACCGCCGATTGAAGGCTGTGCGGGTTCGTGGCGCAGATACAGGCTTAGGCGCAGGCTTGGCCATCGCGGCGCGCCGAACGCCCTCGCAGGCATAGCGAAGGCTGTCGATCAAGTGGTTGTCCTTGTCCGCTAACTTGGGCAGGACGGCGGCGGTCAACGGGTCAACCTCGTAGCTGTAGAGCGTCAATTCATCGACCAGATGGATGCAGCGCGGATGAACCACAATGTCGAACGACTGGAGAAATGAAATCCCCTCCTCCACTGATCGCGCGCCTTTGACTGCCGCCTGCATCTTCGGAAAGCCATGCCGTCGCAGATAGCTGATAGTCTCAGGCCGGGACGTGTCTGCGATCATAGGCCAGCGCTCGGCCTCAGGGATCGACATGAACAATGTGGGAAGGTCGTCAATCTCGCAGCCTATGCGATAGGCCTCATAATCGACATAGAGGTTCCGGCCTTCGATCCAGCACCTAAGCGCGCACGATGGATCTACACTAAATCCGAAGTCCGACCCAAGCCGGAATGTCACGCCAGCAGGCGGCTCACATTCCTCCACACGCCAGTTGCGGAATACGCGCGCCTCCGAGTTGCGCTGATACTCGCCCAGCCAGATATGCGCGAATTTGTCCGGGTCACGATTGCGGTCATATTCCAGTTCGGTTTTCAGAACATCCGGGAGCCACGGATTATCCCGATAGTTCGCCTGAACGACAACGGCACCGGGGGGCGGTTCATCACCACGCAACAGCACGTCGATAGGATCGGTCGGCTGCGACGGGTTCCATGTGAACCACAATTCCGACCCAGGCTTGCGGATCGTCGGGCGCAGCAGGTCGAGCGACCGCTGGCTTAGGCTCTGCGCTTCCTCGACCCATGCAATGTCATACCCCTCCAGCGACTTGATGCTGTCGGCGGTATGGTTCTGCATCCCCTGAAAGATGATAAGCCCGCCATGGGGCGTCTTGATGACCGCCTGCTGCACGTCGAACAGATGGCCGACGCCCATCGCCTCGATCTTCGCCTCGATCAATTTCTTGACCGACTGTGCGAGCGACTTCTGCACTTCGCGGATGCAGACGGCGAATGTGCGCTCTGCAACGCAACGCTCGATCAATGCCTCGGCGCGTTCGTGCGACTTCCCTGATCCGCGTCCGCCATGTGCGCCCTTGTATCGAGCCGGGGCTATAAGCGGGATTGACCAGCGGGGTGTCTGGATTGTCAGGGTGCCATTAGCCAGCACTGGGGTCGATCACCTCACGGCGGATCGTATTGACAACATGTATCGGATTATCCGCATCGCCTGCGGGCTTCTCGCCGTATTTCTTGGGCTGGCGCTTACCAAGGAGCCACTTGCGCGCGTCTATCCGAACGCGGCGGTCTTGTGGATCAAGATCGCCCATGTCCGCGATTTCCTGGATATCCTCGGCCATGGCGTCGTCACCAGCAGCCCTTGCGCGCGCGTATTGCAACTGCCATTCCGGGTCTTCTTGCAGCCACCTCATCACGGTAGATACCGCGGGCATTCCGTCTTCCCGGCAAATGGCGCGCAACGATTTGCCGTCTGCAAGCCCATCGAGAATGGCTTCTCGCCTGTCAGTCACAACTCTATCTCACCATTGTAGAAAAACCGTCCGACACATGCGATACCGCGCCGCCTGCGTTGCTTCTTGAGCCGGTCAAGCTGGCGCTGGCACGACGCGTATGTTCGCCCCTCGCGTTCGGCATAGTCTTTCAGGCCGTTCTTGACGCGGGCAGATTCCAGCAGGGCGGCATTGTCCTTGATGGACCACTTGCGATATGTGCCAGCGGGTTGATGCCTGCGGATCGCGCGTTCAAGGATACCGCTCTCGGCTTCCGTCAATGCGCGGTTTGCGCTAACCCATTGGTAGTATTCCACCACAGATTTCGCCCTCATTTGGCATAGCGCCCGCCTGAATAGTTATGTCTGGTCTATCCGACAATGGGCGCAGGTGCAAGCCTTTGCCTATTTGGGCGACGCCACCATTGAGGTGTGCGCCGCCCTGCGACCCGGACAGGCTCCGGGTTGTCCGTTATGCCAATCCCGCCCTCTTACGAATTTCGGCCACTTCCTTAGCCATCCTGCTGTTCCGCTTCGGCGCGTCTCCCAAGGCGCGCTTCAACCTGAGCCGCGTTTTCATCGACGGCAGAAATTTGTTGCTTGCGCCGTATGGGCTACCATACGCATAGGGCCAGTTCCCGGTCCAGACTTCAACGCCGCATATCGTGGCTGCAAATTCGCTCAACGCCACCGGCTGCTGATTGTCGAGCATATCGTTCAGCAGAGCGTCCCATTCCCAGCTTGTCTTGCCTTGCTGTATCCATGCCCATGGGCGGAACAGCCTGTGCCAGTCGAATTTCATTTCGCGTCCTCCTGTCACACCCTCACCCCCATAGCCCTGAGCCTCGATACCCGCCCGGCGACAGCGCGTTCAGTCGTGCCGAGCGCGGAACCGATGCGCGGGAATGTCTCGCCACGACTGCGCAGTTCGATCAGCCGCGCGTCCTTCGATGGCGTCCAGTCCGGTTTGACCGTCTTGGGCTTGCGTCTGTCGATTTCCCGGATGCAGCGTTCCATTTCGATGCTCTCGTTCTCGGTCAGGGCGCGGCGGCGAGATAGCGCGTCCAGTTCGCGGAACCTGGCTTGCGATGGCGTCATCCCTTCTTCTCCTTCCGTGCCGCCTTGTCGGCCATCTGTGCTGCTGCCCGGTCGGTGAGCATGTCATACCCGACCGAGCGTTCCGCTGAGGCTTTGCGCGCTGCCTCCTTGAGCGCTTTCTCGATGTTCATTTCGCTTCCCTCAAAACAGCGTTGATGGCCTGCACCGACACGCGGAAAATGCTGGCGAGCAATGCAGGGCTGGCCTGCTCCCACCCGGTTGCGCGTTCGATGATGACTCCCCTCTCGTCGTCGCTCAGGTCTTTGATCGTTCGCATCATCAACTCAAAATCCCTGATAAAAGACTACTACCGAGGCCTGTCGATCTGGCGGCGAGCGGCGTCCTCTGCATGTATGCCAATTGGCTCACGTAATTGGCATACTGCTGCTGCGTGCTGTAATTCGCGGCGTTTTGAAGTTCTGCCAAGGACTGGTGGCGCCGATAAGACTGGATGGACGGCCAATCATAGGCGGTGTCCCTATACCTATGGGGATCGAACCAGACGGCCAGCGGGTTCGCGGCGAACTGTTCTGCCTCCCATCTGTCCAAATTGACCGATGGCGTGACCTTGGCCAATTCGGCTGCCATGCGCCATGGCATGAACGGATCGTCCTGGGGCTGGCCCTTCGTCATCAGCGTCCAGAGATCGCGCAAATCAGACATAAGCCGTTTCATCATCACAGCCTCGCTATCTCATCTACCGCCGTCTCCCAATCGCCCCGGCTGGACCCCGCCACCATGTGCAGGGCCACGCCGATCATCGCGTTGTAGAGCGCTCGCATTTCTGTTTCGTCCATCTTGTCGAAAGCCCAGGATCG